GAGGAGTCGCGGGCTGGCGACGAGGCCCACCGGTTCGCCAGCCTCAAGGACTATCGCGACCACTGCCTCCAGATGGCCGAGCTTTTCCGGCGGAAGGTGCGGCCGTCCGGGTCCCGGCTCCTGGCCTTTGAGCCGCCTGACGTGCTCGGGACGGGGGCGATGCAGGAATGAGTACGCTGAAGGCCCTGCGCGACGCCCACCTCCGGCTCATCTCCGAGAACCCGACGCAGGTGACGGTAACGCGGACCACCTACACGCGGCGGGAAACGGGGGGACGGTCCAAGCAGGAGACCGTCCTCTCGGCTTTTATGGGGCGGATGGTGCCCCGCAACCTGCAGCCGGTGGCGCAGCAGACGGAGGCCGGCGCCCGGACGGCCTTCGCNTGGACCCTTCTGGCGCCCTATGATGCGGACCTGCAGGTTGGCGACCAGCTCGAGGCCGACGGGCGCACGTTCCGCGTGGTGCGGGTCATCGAGCGGAAGCTCGGCGGGGAGACCTACGCCAAGCAGGCGCTGCTCGAGGAGGTCCAGTGAGATGCCCGAGGGGCTCAACCGGGTGCTCCAGAACATGGACGCTTGGCACCTGCGTATGCGGGCTGCCACCCTCACCCTGGCCCAGAACCTCGCCGGCCGCATGGAGGCGTATGCCAAGCGCAACGCCCCCTGGACGGACCGGACCGGCAACGCCCGAAACGGGCTGTGGGGCGCCGCCGGCACCGACGGCCGGGAGGTGTGGATCAGGGTGGGCCATACCGTGGAGTACGGCAAATGGCTCGAGCTGGCCCACGACGGCAAGTACGCCATCCTCGGCCCGACCATTACCGCACACACGGCCCAGGTGCAGAAGGCGTTCGAGGAGCTGTGGCAGAAATGATCCGCCGGGCCGTTATCGACCACCTGCGGAAAAACGTGCCGGCCCTCTGCGGCCGGGTCTACCAGGCATTCACCGTGAACCCGAAGAAGGAGCCCAAGCCGTATGCCACCGTGAAGATCGTGCCCGGCCCGGGCAGCACACGGGTCGGCTTTGCCGGCCACGACGAGATCGAGGTGCGGGTCTACGGCGAGCAGACGGACTTCACCGACCTGGACGTGGTGGTGGACGAGGTGATCGCGGCCCTCAACGGCCGCTTCGTCCAGGACCCGGAGACCGGCGAGCTGTACGAGGTCTCCTGGGTGCCTGGGGTGCTGGACTACGTGGACGAGGACCTACTGGCCCGCCTGGTCCGTTTTCGGGCGGGCTCACTGCGTGAGAGGGGGTAACACTCATGGTGGCGCAGCAGGCCAAGACCGGCTACCTCAAGGGCGTGCGGGGACTGGTCCTCACGCCCCTCAACCCTGACGGGTCCATGCCGCAGAGCCCGACCCGGCACGGCATCAAGACCGCGCAGGGCGCTTCGGTGGAGCCGGAGATCGTGGAGGGCGAGTCCGGCGAGCTGCGGGGCGGCGACCGGGTGCTGGCCCGGTTCGAGGAGCACGATGTGGTGGTCGGCGTCAACGTCACCTTCACGGACGCCCGGATGGACGCCGTGGCAGCGCGGATCATCGCCGGCGGCCAGCTCCTCACGCAGGACGACGGGCAGGGCGGCCAGACGGTTATCGGCTACGTGGCCCCGACCATCGAGGAGCAGGCCCAGCGGATCCCGTTCCAGGCCGAGCTCTACGTGGCCAACTTCAACAAGTCGGGCGGCGTGGACGGGTACGTCAAGTACACTTTCCCGTACTGCATCGGCTACGCGCCCAGCATCGAGCACCAGGACCAGGAATGGGCGGCCCCGGAGTTCGAGATCCGGGCCCGTGAGAACCCGTCCAGCGGGGAGTCCTACTGCCGCTGGGAATTCGTCGACAGCCTGCCGCCGGAGCTCTTGTGAGGTGAGCTAGCGTGAGCGAGGATCGTGTGATCACGCTCGAGGAGATCAGGCAGCGGGCCCGCGGGGAGGTCGTAGAGATCCCGGACTGGGATGGCCAGGGCACCATCCGGGTCCGGCTCCGCAAGATCGACCTGACGCCCATCGTGCTCCAGGCCGGGCTTCTGCCCAACAGCCTGAAGGTCAAGGCCCAGGAGATGTTCGAGGGGCGGCCGCGGCCTGGCGGCAGCGATGTGGACCTGGACCTGCAGAAGCTCATGCCGGCGCTGGACGCTGTGGCCAGGGAGGCGCTGGTGGAGCCGACCTACCAGCAGATCACCGAGATCCTGCCGCTGACCCTGTCCCAGAAGCTGGCGATCCTGAACTGGGTCACGCAGGACCTCCAGGCGCTGGAGAAATTTCGTGGAGAGTAGGGACGTCTTCCTGGAGCTGGTGCTGACGGCCAAAGCCTTCGGGCAGCGGCCGTCTTCGTTTATCTCGGGCCTGTCCGGCTACGAGGCGTACTGCCTCGACGTGGCTGCGGCCGTCGCACTGTCCTATCTGGAGCAGGGCAAGCGGCCGGCGGTGGACGCCCGTAAGTGGTTGGGCGGGCCGGGGCTGTAAGGAGGTGGGCTTGGCGTGGCTGAGAACCTGGGTAGCATCTATTCCGAGATCCGCCTGAAGCTGGACAAATTGCAAACCGACATCGCCCGCGCCAAGGCCCAGTTTTCGGCCGCCGGCCAGTACATCGACCAGGTGGCCAACGAGGCCGCCAGCAAGTTCCAGGACCGGTTGAAGTCCGTCTCCGACACCATCCGGGAGATCGGCATGGGCATGACCGGCGCCGGCATGGCGATTGCTGGCGGCCTCGGCCTCGCCGTCAAGACCACGGCGGATTTTGATGCCAGGATGTCCAAGGTGAAGGCCCTGGCCGAGGCCACGGAGGAGGACTTCCTGCGGCTCCGCCAGGCGGCCATCGAACTCGGGTCCAAGACCGTCTACTCCGCCAGCGAGGCGGCCGAGGGCATGGCGGTGCTGGCCGCGGCCGGTTTTCGGACCTCCGAGATCATCGACGCGATGCCCGGCCTGTTGAACGCCGCGGCGGCCGCCGGCGAGGACTTTGCCAACGTGACGGACATCATGGTCGCGGCCATGAACGGGTTCGGCCTGCAGGCCAAGGACATGAGCCACATCGCCGACGTGCTCGCTGCCGCGGCCAACGCTTCCAGCATCTCCATCTCTGACCTGGGCTACACCTTCAAATACGTTGCCCCCGTGGCAAAGAGCGCCGGCCAGAGCCTCGAAATGATGGCCGCTGCGGCGGCCCTGCTGGGCAACGCCGGCATCAAAGCCGATCAGGCCGGTACGACCCTGCGGATGGCGTTGATCCGGCTCGCCGACCCGCCGAAGGAGGCGGCGAAGTGGCTGAATCAGCTGGGCGTCACCGTCACCGACGCCCAGGGGCGGATGCTCCCGCTGAGCCAGATCATCGCCCAGCTCTCGGACAAGTTTAAGAACCTGAGCGAGGCGGAGCAGTTGGCAGCGGCCAGTGCGATCTTCGGCGCCGAGTCCATGTCCGGCATGATGGCGCTGATCAAGGCCGGCCCCGAGCCGCTGGAGGAGCTGACCAAGCAGTTCGAGCAGGCCGGCGGCACGGCCGAGCGCATGGCCGAGACCATGCAGGACAACCTCCCGGGTGCCATCGAACAGCTCAAGGGTGCCCTGGAGAGCGCGATGATCGCCGTCGGCTCTAACCTGACGCCGGTCCTCCAGGTTCTGACCGACCTGGTCACCGGCCTGGTGGACAGGTTCAACGCCTTGCCCGAGCCGATGCAGCGATTGGTGGCCATCGGCGGGGCGGTGGCGGCCGGCCTGGCGCTTATCGGCGGCCCGCTCCTGATACTCGTTTCCGCCCTGCCCTCCATCATCGCCGGGTGGGCGGCCCTGTCGACGGCGATGACTGCCGCCATGTCCGTGCTGGCGCCGGTCGCCGGCGTACTGGCTGCCATCGCGGCGGGGGCCTACCTCCTCTACCAGGCGTGGCAGACCAACTGGGGCGGGATCCGGGACACCACAATGCAGGTCTGGGANGAAATCCAGACCCGGTTCCAGGCCGCGTGGGAAGAGATTGCCCCCATCGTGCAGAGCCTGGTGCAGTACATCCAGGAGCGGTGGCAGGAGATCCAGCCGGTCCTGCAGCCCGTGCTGGAGTGGCTGGAGAAGACCTTCGGGTTCGTATTCGGGGTCATCGCCGACACCGTGATGTTTTACGTCGATGTCGTCGTGGATATCATCAGCGGCGCCGTGGACGTGATCACCGGCATCATCAAGTTCTTCACGGCGCTCTTGACGGGTGACTGGGAAACGGCCTGGGAAGCCGTCAAGCAGATCCTGAGCGGCGCCGTGCAGGCCCTGTGGGGGCTCTTCCAGNTCTGGTTCACGGGCAANATCGCCTCCATCATCGGCGGCTTCGTCGGCAACACCCTGGCCCGGATCCGTGGCTTCGCCAGCGAGGCCCTGGGCGTGTTTACCAAGTGGGTCAGCGACGTCCTGGGCCGGATCTCCAGCTGGGGCGCCGACCTTCTGGGCCGGGTGACCGGCGCCATGTCCGACATGGCCGGCACCGTTGGCCGGTGGCTGGGCCGCATCGTGGCGGACTTCGGCCAGTTCGTGTGGGACGCGCTCGGCCACGTGGCGAGCTTGGGCAGCCGACTCTACGACCTCGGCCGTGAGCTGGTCGAGGGCCTGTGGAATGGCATCTCCAGCCTGGGCAATTGGCTGAAGGACCAGGTGATCAGCTGGGCGGCGCGCGTCCTGCCCGGTCCCATCGCGGACCTGCTGGGCATCTCCTCGCCGTCTCGCCTGATGATGCGCTACGGCGAGGACATCGCCGAGGGCCTGGCCATCGGCATCCGCCGGGCGCAGGATCTCGTGCGGTCGGCCAGCGCCCAGCTGGCCAACGTGACCGTCGCCGCCATGCCGGCCCCGGCCCTGGTGGCCCAGGCTGCCACGCCGGCGGTGCAGGCGGCCCCGGCGGGGACGGTGTACCAGAACGCACCGTTCGCCG